TTACAGCCGTTTATTAGCTTTTAAGCCAACTGAGCATGACGAGTTTAGGGGTATTGTAGTGGAACCGATAGTGGAGCGTAGATTGCTTGAATGAGAACGAGTGTTTAGTCAGATTCGCGTTATGGCGCGATTCATTTTGGGATTGGTATTGTGATTGTGTGTATACCAGGGACGAGGGTGACTTAGCGGCTCCTGTTAAGCGCGCTCCTCAGTACCGTTATTTGAGGGAGTTGTACGACTGTATTGAGAAGAACAAGACGGTAGTGGTTGAGAAGAGCCGTCAGATGTTCGTGACTCACTTTATGAGTGCTTATTACTTGTGGTTGTTGTTGTTCAAGCCTGCGATTCGTTGTGGTATTATGAGCCAGAACGAGGAGCAGGTAGTGGATTTGCTTGCGACTCGTATTGCACCGATTTACGAGGCATTGCCTGAGGGTTACCCATGGCCTGAGTTAGACATTAAGCGGTTGTTGATTAAGAATGTGTTGACTGGTGGTTTGATTGAGGGTCATACGAGCGGTGCGAATAGGACTAGGGGTAAGACATATTCGATTGTATGGTTAGACGAGTTTGGCTTTCAGGAGAACCAGGAGGATACGCTTCGTGCTGCTATCCCTGCAACTGGTGGTAAGGATGCGAAGTTGGTGATTGTTAGCACCCCTGCTCCGGATACGTTGTATGAGGAGATAGTGGTCAAGGAGCGTGACTATGGCTTTAGTCCGGTGTTGCGGATGCAGGGTTTTACTGAGTATCGTACTACTCGGGGTTATTGTGTAGCGAGTTTGCATCATACGGCTGACCCTAACCGTCGGAGTGACGAGTGGCGTGCTGAGAAGGTACGTGAGATTGGTCAAAGGGCTTTTGATGTAGAGCATGATTTGAAGTGGGTTTTGCCGGTTGGTAAGGCGGTGTTTGGGGATTTTAGTCGTAGGTTGTACTGTGATGCTTATGACCGTTTTGGAGTTTTGAGTCGTTTGCCATTGCATATTGGGGTGGACTTTGGGGGTCACTTTCCTGCTGCGGTTATCATGCAGAAGGACGGATTGGGGAGATGCGTGGTGCACCGTGCGATTATGATCGAGGATGCGGAGTTTTATCACTTTTGCGATGAGTTGAAGGGTGTATTGGAGGAGGACTTTGCTGGTATGGATTATCATCTGTATTGCGACCCAGCGGGTGCAAGTAAGAACTTGCAGGGGACTGCCCCTCCTGTTCAGTTGTTGATGCAGCGTTACTTTGGGAAGCCGGTGCGTTATCTGTTTAGTAAGCCGGGGGATCGTGTGAGAGCGATTCAGATCCTTATGAGTCGTGTGATAGGCGGCGAGCCTGGTTTGATCTTGAACCCTTCATTGGGTGAGTTTGTTAACAAGTCGGGTGAGTTGCAGGAAGGTGTTATGATTAGGGGCTTTGAGAGTGGTTTGATCTACGAGAAGCCGAGATTAGCGGGTGGTTATCGCAGTTTGGCTTATAAGAAGGATGGGTTTTACGAGCATCTGTTTGATGCGTTTGGTTATGCGTTTCTCTTTTTGTTTCCTGGCTTTATGCCGCAGAAGGAAGAGGATAAGGGTAGGAAGGTGATAGCTCCTAACAAGCGTTTGTTACGCAGATGATGAGTTGTGCTATACTTAGGTTATGGGAACATATCAATCAGTAGGCGCACCAGAGATTACATTAGCTAACTGTGCTAATGCGGTAGGTGCAACAGAACAGAGCGTTAACGCAGCGAGTGATGACTCGACCAAGGTCTTTCTTGGGGTTACGACCAACAAGAAGGTAGCGTTTGTAGGGCAAGGTGGTGTTACATACGGATTGAAGCCGCAGTTAGTATACGAGTATGACTTTGCGACTGACGGTGGTGCTAACGGAACGATTACGCTTCGTGGTACTGGCCCGATCCCAGCGAACTTTGTGGTTACGCAGGGGAATTATTTTATTAGCACTGTGATAACTGGTGCAGGTACTGTTAGTTTCGGTACTGCGACTGGCACTCCAGCGAACCTATTAGCAGCAACTGCGATTGGTACAATGGGTACTGCAGGAAGCAAGGCTTTATTGCCGATCCAAGCGACAGTAGCTAGCCATATCAGCGTTACTGCTGAGAGCGCACCTGTTTTGGTTATCGCAAGCGGGCCTCTAACAGCAGGCAGTTTGACATTGGTTTTAGAGGGTTATTTTACAGGCATTGACAATCTTGTATAATGGCAGATCAAGTTACTAGTTTATTAAACGGGATTAGCCCAAGCACTACTGGGACTTTTTATAGCAGTGCTTTTGATACAAAGGATTACCGAGATTTTGCTTTTGTTTTGCGTATGCCTAGCACTGGTAACACAGGTGCAGGCAGTGCGGTGTTCTATATAGAAGCTAGTAACGAGAGTACGTTTACGAACGCTTCTAGGATTAGGACTGTAACGCTAACGAGCCCAACAGGAACTCAACAGACGGTGTTTAATACGGTAACGAACAATACAACTTTACCTGCTGATACGAATACAACGACTACCTTGCGCCAGCATTGGAACGTCAATGATGCGAATATCGACAGGTATATCAGAGTTAGGTATGTGATAACGGGTACAGCAGCAGACTATACTAGTATTACAATAGATGTATTGGTGAACAGACGTGTTTAAGCAGATAGATTTTAAAGATGAGAAGCATGTAGAACAGGTTGAGGATTTGATTCTTCAACTGAAAGCTGATATGTTTGACAGGGTAGACTTTGACTACCGCAGATGGCAGATGGATATGGCATTGAAGCAGGAGTTTATGGACGCTGCTTATGTCAAAGGTGCTTATAACAGTTATAACCTAGATACTACAACCGTTCAGGAACTGACAGGCTTTGAGAGCGACCCAACGTTTGATGCCGATGTGTATAGTGACTTGTACCTACCTTTGTTGTTGAAGTATTACAGAGCGTATCTGGTTAACATGAGCAATATCTGCTTTCCTGCTAACGGTGATTGGTTGAACATCACTCGTCAGTTTAGTGAGTATTTTTTTAAGACTGGTATCGAGGATTTCTTACCGTTTATCAATGATGCGTGGGTTGATATCGTTAAGACCGAGAATCAGCGTTTTAGTTTGAAAGAGAAGTATAAGATGGCAATGGCGGAGTTGATTGCTTACGGTAACACGTGTGTTGGTCATACTTATAACGCTCAGTTGCACTATATAGAGCCTTTTGTACCAGGGATTGGTTGTGCGGGTATCTACCCTGCTAACAGCGATTGGAGACGTAGTAACCTAGGTTTTTACTATGATGTTAACTATTCGGAGCTACTGGATAGACAAGATTTTGATGTTGAGATTTTAGCTAAGATACAGCCGCAGACAGCGCATGTGGATACTGGCTTACAGCAAGGTAGAGGTTCTACTAGTAACAAGCAGTTGCAAGAAGTGACTGTTCCGTATGGTAAGGTTCGCTTATATGATTTCTTTTGTCCGAGTATCTATATTAAAGATGGTGAAGATACTTTATTAGCTAAGAATGTTTACATAACGGCTGCTATCGACCCAATGGGTGATGATTTGGATAAGAGTGTATATCTTTTAAAAGTCACTCCTGATATAAGCTCGGTAGAGCATGGTTTATTGTTCGCGGCGTTTGGTACTACAATGCCTGGGGTATTTTATCAGCAAGGGCCATTGCAACCATTTCTGCCGCACCAGTATACAGCTAACCAGTTTTTCAGTGAGATCAGTCGTAGTGTTGGAATGATAACCAACCCTCCTTTGACTATCACTCCAGCAGCAGGCTCTTTACTAGACCCAACTGAGACTCCATTACCTAACTTTGACCCTGGTAGTGTGTATCCTAACGTGCAGGTCAGTCCTATTATAGATGGCGGTAGTATCGCTAACAGCTTGAATACGTTTTTATCGTATATGAGCTTTTTTGACCGTTCTTTAGAAGAGGGAACTGGTATCAGCAAAGGTCAGACAGGGGTATTGAATCAAGGTCGTAAGAGTGCGACTGAGATTAAGGAAGCGTATTCAGGCGGACAGTTGAACTTAGTAGAAGCTGCGGCTCGTTATGATGAGCAAGTTCCTAGACCTAGTATCGTTTGCAGGATTGCTGCAACCCAGTTAGTATTGCAAGAGCAAGTTAAGCAAGCGGTTGTTGCGGCAATGGAAGCTAACCCTAGTCTTGATGAAGCGACTGCTTATGAAGAAGAGCTTAAGATTAACCCTTTGTTCCAGCGACTATTGAACTATTCGGGTATTGAGTATTCGTACCGTAACTTTTATAAGAAGCGCATGGCTGATTTCTTAGATGACCAAGTGATAATCCAAGAGATGGAGTCAATGGGTAAGCAGATAATGTCAATGTTAGAGTTTGCGGATGCGCCACCATTACCGCCTCCGCAGATTCCGCAGATAGAAGATCCTACAACTGGTAGAGCAGTGCCTACTACTGAGGAAATCAACCAGATTAGTCAGCAGTTTTTAGAAGAGCAAATGGCTAAGAAAGAAGAACTTAGACAGCAAGCTAAGGCAATGGAAGTAGAATTGCAGCGTAAGAAGCTAACATTTAAAGATGTAGTACAACCTCCTGAGCCAAATCGTAAAGTTTTTTACGAAATGTTGATTGCGCCAATCGGGGATAGTGATGTAGTAGTGACTGGTGCTATGACTACTACTAGTAAGGAACTTGCTAGAGAGAACTTATTGATGTTATTGCAGTCTCT